AAGATTATTTAAACTAATGGACATTGAAGTCATCATAGCTCTGACTGGCGGTTACGGCGGTGTTCGTGCAGGATACCGTGGGTTGTTTGGTTACTAATAGGAGTTTATCAAGAGGAGGTGAAAGTGCATGACAGACCAGATTAGAGTTCCGAAGAAGATTGGACACGCAGAAGGTGGGGGCAACTTGCCGAAACTGGACGACATCTTGGGCAACTTGGCAGACGGGCTGAAAGAGATTTATGATGAAATTGACGACCTTAACCCAGCGAAAAGACCTCTTATTAATTCCAGCGACGAATATATCAACGTAAAAGAAACTACTCCCGAAGATGGCGCAGAGGACGTAACTAAAGGCGACAATATTGAAGTTACTTTTGACAGGGAAGTTCAGTTTGCGGTGAGCGAAGGCGAAACTGAGAGCGCAGTTAAGATTTATGATGATGATGACGAATCGGAGCATACTGTAGATGATGTGAACATTGTTGAGGTCAGTGATGAAGATGTGAAGTTGCAAATCGTTCCTGACGGCGACCTTAGCTCGAACTCCAATCACACCGTTACTATACCAACGGACGCTGTGGTTGGGAAGGAGGACAAGTTGGGCTTGAAAGAGGATTACAAGTTCAGCTTTAAAACTGGTGATTAAAGATAATCATTGGCAATCGTCTTTAGAAGGGAGGGGATAGAATGCCAGAGCGCCTTGATAAAGGTTCGCTTGATAAAGTGTTGGAGAAGGTTCGCAATGCTGCTGAGAAGAAATTAGGCAGACCTTTGGAAGAAGACGAAGCTCCAACTCCTACTTGGATAGAGAGGGTCTTTCCTGATGCTGTGATAATGTCATGTTGTAACGGAGAAGACCAAGACGTTTACGAAGTTCCATATACTATGCTCAACAATGAAGTTGTATTCGGAACACCGCAGGAAGTTGAGAAGGCTTATGTTGAGAAGAAGGCATTTAAGCATTTCGGACCCGAAGTATCCGGCCCTATAGTGATGAAGGCCGAAGAACAGCAAATTGCTTATTCTGCTGTTTTAGTTCCGGGTGAGAAAGACAAAGACGGAGAAGCGGTTTCCAAGTCGCAAATAGAAAGGGCTTGTCATGAGTTCCTTGAGAATTACCAAAATATAGACCTTGAACACTCATTGAACAACGTGGCTACGCCTGTGGAAAACTACTTATTACCGCAAGAGATGTCGGTTAAAGGCATAGATGGAACGGAGATGGTTCTTCCCAAAGGCACTTGGATTCTTGGGAGCAAGGTTCAAGATGATGCAACTTGGGAAGCCGTCAAGAACGGTGAGCTTACAGGACATTCTGTTATGGGAGTTCGCCGCAACAATCTCGAAATAGCTACAAAGAACGGAGATTCTAGTATCGCTTTGAAGAAGACGCTTCTGAATGACCTCGGAGATAATTGGGTACCCGCCGCGGTTTCTATGGTAGCGAACCCTGCTGTTCCCAAAGCAAAGTTCTTCGCTTTAAAATCTGAACATAGTCCATCAACGGATAACCCCAAAGACCCTGCCTTGATTAATGAGGTAGAAAAACAGGATAACGCCAAGAAGGGCTTGGGTCAGAGAATCGCTGAAGCATTGGGCTTCGGTGGTGAAAGCAAAGATACTTCTGTCAAAGAAGGTCGTGNCTTATCTGCCGAAAACGCCGAAAAACTTCAATGGGCAGAAGCGTTGCTCAAAGAAATTTTAAGGCAAGCAGGAGTCGAAGAAGCTAGCTTGGAATCTTTGGAGCTTGGAGAGAAAAGCGAGAAAGGCGAGAAAGGAGGTCAAGAAGAAATGACCAATGAAGAACTGCAACAAGCAGTAAAGCAAGCAATTCAGCCGTTGGAAGAAAGGTTGGAGAGCTTGGAGAATAGTTTGAAGTCGGAAGAGGAAGAAGCTGAAGAAACTCAAACCGAAGATGCTGATTCCGAAGATACTGAAGATACCGAAGATGAAGGTTCTGCCCTTGAGCAGAAAATAAATGACTTGTATGAGGAAGTTTCCAAACTTGCAGGTCAGAAGAACACAGCTTCCAAGTCCATCAAAGGTCAGGACGGAGAACAACCTCCTGAGCGAAAAGGGCCGAGTGGTCGTGATGGGTTTGGTCGTAAGGTAAGAAGTTAAACTTTATTAATGAATGAAAGGAGAGGGGAATAAATATGTCTACCGAAAAAATATTAGCTAAACTTGATAGTGCTTTCAAAAGCATTGTCGATGTAAGCGAACTTAATGAAGGCATTTTGCAAACCGCTAAGTTTGATGCTTTTGTTGATGCAATGCAGAAGCGTACCAGGGTTATTCCTGATGCTCGCTTCTTGGAAATGGAAGCCCACAAACAGGAGGTTGACCGCGTTGGGTTTGTGGATAGGGTGCTGTCGAAAGGTATTAAAGATGATGGTTCAACGGAGGGAAGCGATTCGTGGAAGAATCCTACCATTAACTCCAATAAGCTGATTGCCCAAGAACTTCGCGGGCAGGTTGCTTTGACCGATAGGGCACTTCGGCGCAATATTGAACGGGGTGACTTTGAAGACCATCTCGTAAACCTCTTTGGCGAGGCAGCAGGTCGCGACTTCGAGGAATGGGCTATACTGGCTAACGAGGACGACTTGACTGAGGCAGGTATTCTGGAAATGACTGACGGTTGGGCAAAGCTCGCAGGTAATCATGTATTCGGACAGGGCTCAAATAGCTTTGACCCAGATAACCCCGAAGAAATCTTTGACGCTTTGCTTGATGCAGTTGGGAAAGAATATCTCGTTGACCGTAGTGAATGGCGCTTCTATGTGCCTTATGAAGTTGAGGACGGTTATCGTGACAGCCTCAAAGCTCGTGGAACAGCACTCGGTGATACTGCTCAAACTACCGCAGACCAGCTTGTTTACAAAGGAATCCCAGTCGTATATGTTCCATTGATTGACCGTTCCAAACAACCTGACGAGACGGGAACTGAACAAGGTGTTGGTCGTATTGCCATGCTTCAACACCCCGATAACATGGTCTGGGGCGTATTCCATGAGGTTAACATTGAACGCTATCGTAATGCCCAAGAACGGAGAACCGAGTTCTATCTGACTATTGAGTGTGATGCGCATTACGAAGATGAAGATGGCGCAGCTACCGCGTTCTTGGACAAAGAAAGCGTTTCGTAAACTGTTAGCCAAAGGAGGTTAGTCAGTTGCTATCAGGTGAAGTTTACAACAAATCGAATAATAACGTTAGCGCGGGGGGACGTATATTCCCTCCGCGCCAAACCATAACTGTTACCTTGTCGGACAAAATGTGGCGAGAAGTGCGAGGCAAGCGGAAACTGGAAGTCGTATCTTCAGACCACTTGGAAGTCTTTGGAGTTGAACCTGAAGAATCAAACAAAGTTGAAAACGAAGAAGTTTCCTGCCCGTACTGTAATGAATATTCTGGAACAACTCAAAGAGGTCTTACCATGCACATTAGGAGCAAGCATCCTGACAAGGTTGAATAGGGGAATTAACCATGAAAACTAAGGTTAAAAATTTAAGCAAAAACCCTATATTCGTATCGGATAGGATAGTTCCGCCTGAGTCGGTTCGAGTGTTGAATATCAGCGAGCAACAGGCGAAAGATAACAACCTTGTTGTTCTTGGTAACAATGTTGAAAAAGTTGATGACAACTCCTGTCAGTTTTGTGGTAAATCCTTTAAAAGTCCAGCGGGGTTAGCTTCGCATATTAGGTTTAAACACCCAAAGGAGAGTGAGAGCGATGAGTGAAAACAACGAACAATATTATAGCTCTCCTGAAACCGTCATAAATTATACAGGCGTTCACCCTGAAGATTTGGGGCTTGACGACCAAGCTGAACTGGAAGATACGATTCGAGGTTGGCTGGTTGACATCAAAGATTTGATTGACCAAGACCGCAATCGTGATTTCCACAAAGAAGTAGAAAATGGTCGTTGGGAGAAAGTTCCGCCTGCCATTGATTCTATTGCCTTGAAAATGGCTTCCAATATGGTTGCCCAAGCAATAACGAGGCGCGATACTCCAATCATCAAAATAGGTGAATACGCTGTTAGGATGGTTGAGGATAAAGTTTTTACCTCAAATATAAAAGACGAGTTGAAACGGTTTCCCTATAAGCCCGAAATATCTTTCGTTATTCCGAAGGAAAGCGAGGGAGAATAATGGACTTTCAGTTTGAATATAACATGGAAGGCGTTGAAAAGTTAACCGAACAAGGGCTGAACGCTGCCAAGCGAGCACTCGAATTGGCGGCGGAGGAAGTTTGGGGCAACTTACGCCGTTATTCTCCTGTCGATACTGGAAGGTTGTCGGGGAGCTGGGCTTTAAACCGCAGGGGTGATTTTGAACACGTCATATCAACTGATGTGGAATATGCCGAAGCTCAACAAACTGGCGTCGAAGGCCCGATAAAGCCAACATCAGCTTCATGTTTAAAGTTTTACTGGGATGTTGTTGGCAACATGACAGTTTGGAAAGGTGATTTAGGTTCTGCCCAAGAAATGGCGAGCTTTGCAAGCTGGGCTAAGTCACTGGGCTTCACGCCGATATTCGCATGGCCTCAAGGATTTCCACCGCACAAGCCAGACGGTTCAACGCCTTACGTGGATTACTGCATAGACCGAGCCGAACAGCGAACCCAAGAGTTTGTTCAACGTGCCTTGAATGAGGTGATGTAATGTATTTAGATGAAGTGCTTGATGAAATCGAACAGGCTTATGTCAATGTAATTCAAGATGCGGTTGACAACTCTGGCGACCCTTATTTATCTCTGATTAAGCAAGTAATTCGTGGAGATAAGGTGAGAGGTCAACCCAGATTGCCCGCGCTTTGGATTTTCTCTGACGACCCCGAACAAACTCACGAGCCAACAACTCGGCGTGAAAAGTGGGTTATTCCAGTTCACTTGGCAGTAGTTATAATGAACAGCGAAGACCCGCAAGCGGGATATCACGAAGCAACTGCCTTCGTATGTCGCGCTCGTTCTTTCATTTTGAAGAACAGTCGCACTTTGGGATTACGTGATTATGTTCAAGATACCGTATCGCAAAGGATAATTAAAGGTCGTCCTGAATTATCAGACGGTAAACGCCATGCCGCGACAGCGGTAATGCGAACTACATTTATTATTGAGGAGGGATTCTAATGGGAGTTTTAAGATATGCTGGGTTCGCTGAAGAAAGCGAGTTTGCACCCGAAAGTCCGCCTGATGCACAGTTCCATGTGGATAAAACATCTTCAAGTTTGGACACGCCCAGCGATGTTCAAATGATTTATGGTGGCGGTTTGAGCAGAAACGCTTTGCGCCACACTCCCGGCTACTACGCTCCTACTGGCAATGTTGCTTATGGAGCAGACATCAACACTTTAGTCCATATGTTGAAATGGGTTTTGGGTGGGTATGAGTTTGAAGAAGATTATAGCACAGTTGAAGTTACTGACGACAACGATACCATCAAAGTAATTGGAGAGGACAACAAGTTTGAAGTAGATAGCGACGCTAACGGCAACAAGTTTGAGTTTGCAGTTCCCAAAGGTGNTAAGATTGAAGTGTCTGGGTTTGATAACAGCGATAACAACGGAACATTTACAGTTAAAGAAGCGACCAGAGAATATATTAAAGTTGAGGAAGAAGACCTTGTAGATGAAGATGCAGGAGAGTCTGTAAGCATTGATTCTAAGAAGAATCTGCACGAAATCTATGGAACAACCGAAAGGATTTTGCCTTCGTTTACAACGAGGTTGGGGAAAGACCACTTTGAGCACGTTTTCGTTGGTTGCACGATAAACTCTTTGCAGTTGGAGGTTGAAGGTGAATTTGCTACCCTTACCGCAGAAGTTGTGTCGGCGAAGGATTCCAAAAGCGACATAAAAGNAACTGGGCATAAGATACCAACGCCTTATCTGCTTGCTTTTCACAATGTTACCGTTACCTTGACCGATTCCGAAACAGGGCAATTCGTTGAACCGAATCAGGTTAAATCTTTGAGCTTAGGCATCAACAACAATGTTGGAGAAGATTCGGGTCGGGCACTCGGCAAGCGCCACCCTGTTCGCCTTGTTGCGGGAGAAAGAGAGGTAACTGCTGACATGAACCTGTTTTATCAAGGTACCAAAGCGATAGAACAATTCTGGGGAGCAGAAGATGGCCCTGCCTATACAGGTGGAAAAGAATTTAGCGTTGACATCTCGATTGATTCCAGCCCGTATGGAAGTGCAAACATCTATCTTCCAGCTTGTATTTTTACGAACGTTGATACCCAACCTTCTGGTCGTGATGAGCTTGAGCAAAGCGTTGCAGTTCGTTCCTTTGTTGCAGAGCGAGAATTAACTGTTACTGGCGATACGCAGGTTACTGATGTTGTCATTGATATCGAAAACTATCACAAGGAGGTTGAGGCAGGCTAATGAAATTTGATGAGCTTCAAAAGAAAATAGAGTTGGGCAAAGATAATGTTCAACAAGTTTATATCGAAGCATTGGAGGACTATGTTCCGATTAGGGAGCTTACCAAAAAAGAGCTTGTAGAATTGTCTGCCGAAGCAACCGAGCATATCAACGTTGAGTTCGATAAAGATGGCAACCCAACAATGAGCCTTACAATGTCGAAACTTACCAAGAACGAAGCAAAGGTTGACGCTAAAGCTGTGATTTATGGACTTGAAGTTGAGGGCAAAGGGAAGCTGACCGTTGATTATGTCCTTGATAACTGGAAGTCGTCTGCTGTTGAGGAGATTGCTCAGGCAATTTATAATATTACAGGCGAGAACCCAAAAGAATCTGTTAGGAAGAACAAAAAGAACAAAACAATATCCGAGGTAGAAGGAGATTCTTTTCGTACCCAGTGATGATGATATTCGAGATTTCGTTTGGACACAGCCCGGACAGGAAATTTTAGCACTCGATATGCAAGGATATAAACTCGCTTTAACTCAAGGAGAGTTAACACCAATCCAATCTAAGTTTATCCTAATCGGCAATAAAGAGGTAAAAGAACAGCAACAGCAGGGTCAATCAAAGGGCAAGCTACCCTTGACAGGAAACCCAGGGAAATCATCAGACAAGATGGCAGTAAAACAAATGATGAAAGGATTGAAAAGATAATGGCATCAGGCGTAATGGAAATTTTAATAAAAGCTAAAGACCAAGCTTCTGATGTCATGGAAAGCATCGGAGATGCTGGCTCGTCTGCGGCGCAGAAGCTCGAAGATAATTGGCTTGCAGTTACCGCAGTGGGCGCAGCTTTAGGGGCTGGAACCGAAGCTATGGCTCGGAAACAAGCTGACCTTACTGATGCTACAACTCGTGTTTCCAACGCTACCAGTATGAATGAAGATGAAACCCGCGAATTGGTTTCCAGTTTAACAGACGCTACGCTTGCCCATGACGAAGCACTTGAGATAATGCACCAAGGACAACAGCAAGGTTTGGAAAGTGAAGAACAACTTGCGGATTATGTCGAAATGTGGGATACGGTCGGAGATGCTACAGGCGAAAACGCTGAAAGGTTAGCTGAAGCTTCTGCAGGGCTTCGCGCTATGGGCATTGATGCAGAAGACCAAGGCGAAGCTATGGACGCTTTGGGTCATGTTTTTGAAAATACCTCTATGGATGTTAGTGATTTTTTACAGATGTCAGAGCGTATTGGTCCAGAACTAAACGAGATGGGAATGGATGTTGACGATACCGCCGCGATAATGACCCATTTAGACGAAAAATTTGGTTCTTCGCGGGTCGCTCAAAAAGAGTTTAGAAAAGCAGTTAACGACTCTGAAGGCGACATGGATAAGATGCGTGAACAGCTAGGTCTTTCTAAAGACGAAATGGAAAAATACTTAGGCGAGGTTGATGGTGGTAGCGAGATTTTAGAGAAGAACGCTGAAGACCACGCGGACACTCGAACCTTTATGCAAGACCTGCAACACTCCGCCGAAGATTTGCAATACAGATATGGTGATTTGATAGGGAGCGTTGGCGATTTAGCTCCGTTGATGATGGCTCTCGGTCCCGCCACAAAAGCAATCTCTGTAGCTAAAATAGGGCTGTCAAAGGCTTCTACAGTTTTAACCGCAGGATTCTGGAAGCAAGCCGCCGCGACTTGGGCTGCCTTAGCTCCTAAACTTGCGATAATTGCTATTATCGCTTTGGTGGTCGCCGCGGTTTGGTATCTATGGAATAACTGGGAAGATGTTATGGATTGGCTTTCCAACGCAACAAAGGCGGTTGGTGAGTTTATTGTTGGTGTTTGGGAGTCGATAATTGACTTCTTC